AGCAAAACCCTTGGATAAAATACCTCCGAGTGTTGCCACTCCAGATATTCCCCCAACTGTTCCAAAGCCTTTTCCCAATAATCCAGTAGCATTTCCAACTATTCCTAATGCAGAACCAACGCCTCTTTTTTGCCCAATATTTATTAATCTCGATAATGCTCCTGCACCTTTTCCGCTTGCGGGTAATAACATATTTCCTGCCATTCCACCAAGTTTAAGCATTCCTATCATTAATACGATATTAGCTAAAGATAATAGGGCTGGCATCATTTGAGATAGCTTATCTGCTAAAAATCCTAGTGAAGCAACCCCCTTTGTAAAAGAATCGCTTTCAAATAATTTTCTTAAAGAGTCAGAAAAGTTACCAATTGCATTACCGAATCCACCTTCTGAAAATATTTTAGCTAAATCGGTTAAAGAGTTTTGCAAAGCTATAAGTTTTGATTGTGGTGATTGTAAGGCATATGCTAAACCGCTTCCAAGCTCTTTATCTAATTGTTTAGCAAATTTAGGCAAGAAGTCCTTAGACATGACTTCACCATTTTTTACCATTTTGTTGAATTCTTCTTGAGTTTTTCCCATTGACCTTGCAGCTATGCCAAAAGCACCAGGTATATGTTCACCTAACTGTCTCCTTAATTCTTCCATTGACACAACGCCTTTAGAGGACATCTGTTCAATTGCTAATGAAACCAAATTGAACTGATATGGCATGATGTGCATGACAGTTGAAGTCATTAATAAGGATTTGTAAATGTGCTGAATATCTTCTTCTGGCATTGTAGAAACAGCAGATGCAAAGAACTTAGAATATCCACTTGAAGCATCCAGCATTGGCTGTCTCATATCTTTTGCAGTTTTGTATATCCATTGCATTTGATAAGCTGCGTCTGATGATGATTTTGCAAGTGCTTGGAATCTAACTTGAACAGCAACAAGTTTGTTTGAAACATCTACTAATCTGTTTATCCATTGCACAAGTTCGCTTGCTGCAATTGCTGCAACCAAGTTTCTTATATTGAATAATTTGTCTAATATTGAACCATGTTGCTGAGAATTTCTTCTTAATAAATTTTGTTTCTTTTCTAATTCCCTATTTATTTGCTGATTAGCTCTCAATTCTTCTTTGGCTTGTTTTGCCATATAGTCTTGGGCTAACGAAAATGCCTTTTGTTGTTTTCTCCCCATGTCGGACTGAGGAGAATATGCAGATAGCATGTTTTTTTCGGCTCTTAATTCTGAATTTCTATCAGATAATCTTATTCCAGCTAGTCTTTCTTCTGCCGATTTAGACCATGCTGAAAATCCAGAACTAACAGAAGGGCTTATTCTACCAGATGGATTAACGACATTAGAAAAAGCACCTAATAGATTATTTAATGATTTGTCGCTAGTTTTTGTTAAGTCTGTTAGTGGCTTCATCCTATCTCTAAATCTATTATTAGAACTAGCACCAATAGCTTTAGAGTAATATACGTCTTGTTTCTTCTGCCATTTCTCTATTCCGCTTCTAACTCTTTGTTCATATCGTAACTGTGATTCATTTTGTTTTTCTTGAATTCCAGCTAATTTTATTCTTATTTTAGATTCTTCGTCAATTACTTTGAGTTTTTGTTTTTGGGCAGATACTTGATTTTTTAATTCTTTAGATACTTTTATAGAGCCATCTTCTATTGTCTTATTAGCTTTTACTGTGGCTTCTGAAACCTTTTTTATGCTTGATGCAAGAGGAGAATTGTTTCCTAATACACCTTTTAGATTATTTAACTTGGCATATATATTATCAAAATATTTAGAAAGTTGCTCTAAATCCCTCAATGCTTTTGAGGAATCTATCTTTATATCACCATATAGAGAAACATCTGACATTTATATACCTATTTATTATTCTGATACATTGGACTCATGTGAACTTGTTGAATTAATGACATATCGCTTAATGCTTCCATTGTTATGCATATGTCTGAATACACCCATTTTTCTTTGATTGTTATATAATCATCTTTTATTGATTCGTTTAAAGATAATATATATATTGGTTGCATCCATTCTGGAATGCTTGACTGTCCAACAATTGTTTTTATTGCTTTTTCTCTTCCAAGGTGTCTTTCAGTTCCAATCCCAGGAATTGGTACTTTTTTATGGCTTTTTTTAAACCTGTTTCTAAATTTAATCTAAAAGCTTCAATGATTATATCTATTATTTCGTCCAAATTGTCAAAATCAAAATCTTTTTCAAAATCAAATTTAACAGTTTCGTTTACTGAACCATCGTCATTTTTAATTTCTATTTTTACATTTGACAGAATTGTACAAGTTATATCTTTTATTAATTCAAAATTCTCTTTTATTGTTGCAAAAATATCATATATGTTTTCTTTTATCATTTCTTTATTTGAAGCAACAAAGTTGAGCATGGTTAATGCTTTCTCTTTTTCTTCTTCGTTGCCATAAAATAAAGTGCAAATCAAAGAACCGATAGGCTTTGCTGAAACAAAACCCATCAGTCCCATAATCCTCAATACCTCAAAACCAGGTACTTTACCTATAATATATGTTTTATTTTCTATTTCTACTTTTCTGTATTTATTCAATGCACTGTTACTTACAGTCATTCATCCGCCCTCAATATTTCACGTTTACTATTTATATTAAACCTGTTTTCTTTGATAAATCAGCAACGGTATTAGCAACACCGATTAAAGTAAACTCTAAAGAATTCAATTCACCTTGTATGGTTTCTTTAGGGTAGCCTTGTATTAAACCTGTAAAGTTTCTTACAAAATAGTCTAATGGATGCTTATAAGCAGCATTTATTTGTACCGCTAAAGTTCCTGCTCTTTGTGCTTCAAGAATAGTTGATAAATAAACAGATAGCGGAGTTCCTTTCATTGCTGAAAGAGTTATTGTATGCTTTCTACTATTTTTAGTGGAGAATTCTGCATATTTACCAGTGAAATCTTCTTTTAATGTTACCAAGTCAGTTGGTCCATCTATTCCTATTTGGCTTCCTTCTTCCACACCGCTTTGAACAGCATCAAAGTTAGTTGCACCAGGTACGTTAGATGTTATAACTAAAGAAACATCTTTTACGTTATAAAAATTTGTATTGTTTCCCATTTTTTATTCCTTTATTTTTTATTATTAAACAGCCATATCTACATCAACTTCAACTTTATGAATAGCTGAAGAGTATCTTACTTTTACAGTTATTGTTTTAAATATTCTTAAATTTTTATTAGCTGTAGAAATATCTGCAACTTTAGGAATTATAATTTCGTAAGGAATAGTGTTATTTGCTCCCCTTGTATCTTTTTTAACATATGATGCAAGTCTGCCACCAGCTAATTCAATATCTAATATTGTTTTAATTGCAGCTTCTAATTGGTTTCCACCTTCGTCAGTATAAGGAATTTTGTCTCCGTTAGCAGGATTTTTTAATACTAAAGATATTTCTGATTCCAATTGGTCTTTTAAATAATAACCATATCTTTGAACATCTATAAACCTTCCAGAAACAGCAGTTCCTTCAGCAACAATATCTCCAACTTTTGATTCTTGCTGAATGTTACAATATTTACCCTTAAGATTTGTTATGTTGGTTGTGGTTAATCTAGCAACTCCAAGAGTGGTTGAATCAACAGCGGTTATGCCGTTTAATGTCATGAACTTTTGTGTTTCAGAACCAGGTTGTGTTGCTCCCCATCTTGAAGCCAAAGCTGCATCTGCATAAGTTCCTGCAACTGGATTAAATATAGCTTCTGTGTTATGATAATTAGCAGCTCCAAGAACACTGACTATATCAGAAGAGCCACTTCCTTTAACATCAGAATCAGAAGTCTGGAATATATATACTCTATTATTAGCTTCTGCCCATACTGCGTTAGCTGTTATTTCCACACTTGTATTATCTGAATCAACATCAACAAGAATAAACCAATTTGGATTTTCGTCTATGATAGCATTTAAAGAAGTTCCTCTTGCTGTGTCTGCTGCTCTTGCTTGACCAACAATAACTGAAGCTGGAACAATATCTTGAGAAAATATTGCAGAAGCAGCTAAATAAATAGCAGAAGTAGCCCTAAAGTATGTTGCGACATCTGCAAGTGATGTAAATTCCATCGTTCTTACAGGATTACCACTAACCAATCCATCATCTGTAAAATATTTTCCTGCAACGAGAGGCAGTGTAGCATTGTCGGTATATTCAAACTCGTCTAAAATAAGAGGAGTTGAAAAATCTGTTTGTGTAGCAACTGCATCAGAAACAGTTAGTGTTATAGTTAAAAAATCTGACATTTGTTGTCTCCATTTTATGTTATATCTTCATAGTCCACATTTATATTTAAAGTGAATTCATTAGTGTCTAAGTCATAATCAGTATCAATATCCAAATCTGTTTCTACTGATTCTATTGGGAATATTGTTTCAGTCGTGTAAACCAATATGTTAAACTGAATATCTACTTGTGCTTGAGGTAAAAAATCTGTGAAATTAAAATCATTGCTTATTTTTATTTGCCCTGTTTTTCCATATCCTAGATATGCCGTATCTCTTAAATAGTTTATCCATTCTCCATGAATAGAATTTGTTGTTTTTAATATATTTGAAGTGCAACTATCTCCATATATAGTTATTCTTGCACTTAATGTTTTATGATTCTTTATCGTTGAAGTCGTTGCTCCGCTATTTATTTCTTTCCAAGGTGTCCCTTTATTAGATATATTTATAAATTCTATTGTAAAATATTCATCTAAAGAAGGTGTCTTCTTTCCTACATAGAACCCATCTAATGACGTTACTGATTTTATCCAGTATATTAAATGCGATTCAAAAACCTCTATGTTTGTTCCAGTAAAAGCATTAGACATATTATTGTTTTTCCTGTAATAGGGCTAACCCTTCGCTATACACATATTCTTCTTCGTAAGAATTATCAAATTTAGAATAATATCTATCTGTCCACTCAAATACTTCATACGTCTTACTTTGATAAGTAATTAAATCTTTTTCGGTTAAAGCATTCTCTGTTGTTGACTTAATCTTTATAACTCCCTTTAATAAAGAGCCTCTTTTTTCAAAATCTATAAAGTTTTTATCTTTTATATCATTAGCAGAAGGAAATTGTATATTTAATAATTTACTGGAAGAGGTTGGTGTCCTTGCAGTTAATTTGCCGTAATTAGCATTTGTAGAAGGAGTCCCTGTAAAGTCAGCTTCGTCATCTCCAGAATAAGTTGTAACTGTGTAATAAGAAGATACTTTATTAATAGCGTCTTGTATTTTATCTTTTATTACACCCATTATTTACCTATTTCTTGTTTGCTTTCATTCGCATATCTTTTTTAACTTCAAAGTCAATTGCATTATATAATTGTTCTGTTTCTATTAACGGTATATTGTGACCTTTTTTAAACACTGTTATATATTCGTTCAATGGCACTCCGTTAAAGGTTTTTATTGCATCTTGCACTTCGCTTTTACAGAACTTACCAATTTGTTTTAGGAAATTATCTGCATTATTAGAGCCAACCCATAATAATTTAAACTGAGTTCTCATAACATCTAACAGAGAGCCTTTTATGTTCATTGTACCGCTAAAAAAGAAAGCTCTTGATGGAATAGTTATTTTTGTCCCTCTGAAAAGCCATCTTATTTCTCCGCTAGTATTTGTTATTGCAACATTGCTCTTTAGTTTAAAACTTCTGCCTTCTTCATGTATTCTGGCTATTTGCCCAACAGATAGATTGCTATTATTGTGTTTCTCTTTCGCTTTGTTTCCGAATATCCCAAACTTAACAGATGAATTATGTAGAGAGTTTAAAGAATTTATCTTTTTTAATAAACCACTCTTATCTAACTTAGCCATTATCTAAATCCGATAATTGATGAACAGGAAAGGTGTCGAATACATCAACTGGAAAATCATCTGATTTAAGAACGCCATCTGCTCTGCTTTGTAAATTACTATTTAAATCAGTATTATAAACACCGCCAAAGAAGAAATCAGGCAATTCATCAGGGTCTAATCCCATTGTGATAGCATGCTCTAATTGTTTAGCTAATTCTAAGTACTTACTGGCTTTAGATATTCCAGAATCTTTTATTGATATGTCATCAACTTTAATGTCAGAAGAAGAACTCATTGTATATTTAGAATGTAGTGCATAGCATGCTTGAATCATTGCTCTTGTTACACTGCCAAAAATATCTATTAAAGCAGTTATTTCATCATCTTGAAATATAGGATTGTCTGAATCTGTATCCCACATTCTTAATCTGAATTTGCCTATATTTGTTGATAAATCATAAGTAAAAGACATGTTATACCTTATTATTTAGATATGTTAAAATTATAAAGTTTACCGTTTTAATATTTTCTTGTTTTATTATTTTTACTGGAGACACTCTTTTTTCTCCAATAATTTGTTTGCCTTCTTTTTTAGATGATAAAATATCCCATACTTCTTTAGAAGATATATTAAAGCATTTTGCTATTTCGTGTATTTTATAATCTAAATTTTCGTCAAGTATTTTGACATTAGTTTTTTTATTTTTTATTTCTGTTTCTAATTTTAAAGATACTTTTTTAACTATTGTTCCATTTATTATTAACTTCTCTAAGTTGGGCATATTTGAAACATCTAATACGTCACCATATTTTTTCTTTTCGCCACCATAGAAAGAATTATTTATTCCAACAATATAATCAATTTTATATTTACTATTATCGGATTCAATAGGAACAATCCATTTAGCCAAAACAAATCTTTTATGATTTAAGTTATTGGGTTCATAATAAAATATGTCGCCAGAATAATATCTTTTATCTAATGCAAAATTTTGTTTTACTTCATAAGGTATCTGAATAACTTTATACTGTATCATATAATTCCCATCAATTTTATCACTATATTATTATATTGCTGGGAGCTAAATTAATAACTCCCACACAACATATTGTATAACTAAGGGGTCATAACTGTTTTTATTTTTAAGCCAAGACATGTTGCTTTAACAACAGGCATGAAATATCCTTTTGTTCTTAAGATATCGCATTCTGCATCTTCGTCTCTACCTTCTAACATATTGATTAGGTTTCCACCATATATAGGATCATTACAATATATGATTTGAGCAGCACCAGGAGCATTGATAGCACTAACGCCTCTGTGGTAAACCAAGATTGTATTGGTTGCTTGATAAGAAGCCGTTTGTGTTGCGTTGCCTTTATTAGCAGTGTTTTCTACACCTTTGGCAACAAAAACATTTTGAACTCCGAATAACTCAGCCAACGCAGCATCAGAAGCGGTTCTAAGACCAACATTCTGACCAATTCTACCAATAATATCAGCATGATTTCTAAGTTTTCTATGAACATCTTTTGTTAAAAGAATAGAATCAGCAGGAAGACCAGTTGTTTGACCAACATAATCAACATATTCTGTGATAACACCAATTGGGTCTCCAGATGTTGCGTCATCAAGATAAGTAAAATCAGAATTGCCAGTTTTGGTATTGTCAAATATGCTATCAGCTAATACTTTATCAATGGTTAATTTATCAATATATCTATATGCATCAACGATAGAAATATTTGCTTCCATTTGCATTGCATTAGAAATTCTTTTTTTCTTTTCGTCTGCAATTGAAACGTCAACACCATGTTTGTAAAGTTCAATGGTTTTCCATTCTAAATCTCTGCTTACTTTTTTGAATGCAGAACCAGGTGCTACTCTTTCCATGGTTGTTCTTAAAACATCTTCTAATTTATATTGAGGATAAGAACCGTATTCATCAGGAGAAGAAACTAATGGAAATGCTGAAGTTGCGAAGAAATCACTTGTGTCTTGAAGAAATCCAAGAGCTGTATCTGTGATTAGTTTATTAAATTTTAAATCTGTTACTGACATTTATGTTTTCCTTCTATTTATTTACTATTAATACACAAAGAATCTAAGTTGAACTGGAATGAAATCTCCTGCAACGCCAGTGCCAAGAGCTACAGCTACAACATTATCTGTTCCACTACCAAGAGATGTTACTAATGCTCCGTTGGAATCTGTTTTTAAGAAATCTCCAACTGTTGCTCCACCAGTTCCCAATATAGCCATTTCAACAGAACCAGAAACAACAACGCAAACTTCGTCTCCAGATTGTCTTCCACCATCTTCAACAATACCAATTACGTTTGCAGCATTAGCACCAGCCAATGTAACTTTTGGTTGTTTGTTGAATCCAATAGTGGCATTAACATATACAGCGTAACCTTTTTTGGCTGAATAGTCTGCTTGGCTTATAAAAGATTTTGTTACTTTTGTGTTATCCATTTTTTAATTTTCCTTCTATTTGCTATTATTTATTTAATCTATACAATGCTTGTTCTACAGTTATGCCATCTTTTTTAGACATCTCTTCTGCTTTTACTCTAAGTTCTTTTTCTTTTTTAGCCATTTCGTCTTCAATGGCATCTCCAGAAGATGTTCCTAATTCTTTAGTTAGGTCAGTATTTGCTTCTGCCTCTTTTTTAAGATTTTCAAGCAATTCATTTCTTAATTCTTCGTCTTCGATTGCTTCAATCTTTCTTAGTTTAGAGCCTATTTCTTCAGGTGTTCCAGATAAGCCAATATAATCAACTGCTTTTGCTGTATATTGAGCAACAATTAATTCTTCCGCTTTATTGGCTTCTTCTGATTCTTTAGCTAACAATTTGGCTTCAAGTTCTTCTTTTAAAACTTTAACTGATGCTAATTCGTCAACCAATACTTGCTTTTCTGCTTTTTCTGACTCTAGTGAAGCTTTGATTTCTTCAAGTTCAACATTGGCTTCAGGTTTTTTACCGAAATTTTCAACTGCTAATGCAATTTTTTCCAGTAGGGTAATTTGTTTTTCGTCCATTATTTCTAAATTCTCCGTATTGACATCTGTGATTTCATTTAAAGCATTTTCATTACTTGTAACAGATGCACTATTATCTTCTACACTATTTGTCTGTGATGTGTTACTTTTTATAGTTGAAATAGGTATGTTATCAAAAGATATTTTCTGCAATAAATTATTTTCTTTAGGTAACATGTCTTCTATTTTTTTAATATTATTTTCTTCTTTTTGTTTAATAAATTTTTGCCAAAACATTAGCTCACCTCTTCGTTTGGATATGTTTCAGGGTCTTCCTTCGGCTCTGTTTCTATATTTGCTTGTTTCCATTTAAGCAATAAGTCATCCATATTTTTTAATTTATTTATTCCGCCAACTTCATTAAAGAATCCCATCTTTACTGCATCTTCACCAAAGAATGATAAATCTGCATTAAAATTGTCCTTTATAAGACCTTTTGTATATCCAGATTTCCTTTTGGCTGCTTTGTCACATTTATCATAAACAAACTTATCAGCCATTTGATTCAATAGTTTTGATTCTGATTCTACATCTGCTGCCTTGCCCCAAGCACAACCACTAGGCTGATGAATCATAAACTCGGTATTTGGACCTATGAATCTCAGTCCATCAGAGCCAGACATTGCTAATGCTGCTCCACATGATGCAACTACGCCTGTTGCAACTGTCATTATTGGTTTTTCACTAGTATCTATACAATCTAAAATTTCCGCAAGGGCTGAGACATAACCTCCAAAAGAGTTTACCTCAATTGGAATTATTGGTTGCTCGCTATCATGTATCATCCTAAATACTCTAACAAAATAATCTGATGTAATCGGATGGAATGGATAATTAAATCTAATATATTGTATTTCTGCCATTTTAAACTCTCTTTGGTTTTGGTTTACATTTGCCTTTTGAAATTCTCAATTTTTTCTCCTAAATATATAAAAATATGATTATTTTTTACAGAGGAAGCCCAAACGATTCTGCTTCCCCATTTATGAAATCGCCTTCAGCATGTTCGTCAACCGCTTGGCTGTTCCCTTTTGTATCTGAATTAGCATTTGCACTTGTGTTATTTGTGGTAGCATTTGATTTGTTAAGTTCATTTTTAAGTTTGTTGAATGAATTTTCATCAATGGTTGGAAATCCAGCTCCCATAAACTTTTTCATTAAGTAGTTGTATTGCTCTGCGTTTCCTATACTTCTAATCCATTGTCCTGCTGACTGAATAAGTAGCGCAGCTTCTATATTTAATAATTCAGATAAGTTTTCATGCTGTAGATAAGGCAATTTATCATATTTTATATTGTTTACTTCTAATAATATCGGTATTAGTTTTTTATTAACTTGGTATTTTATAATATCCATTAAAGATGCAACAAATGATGAAAATATTCTTATTTTAGGTTGAATCAATCCACCTGTTCCACCAGACTTTAATCCCAATAATAGGAAATCACTTAATAGGTTTGTTGCAATATATCTATCACATCTGTCAATGATTAAACTTGTATCTTTTGTTAAATCTCCTTCTATTTTTAGAGTATCTAAATCATAATATTCTTCAGAAGGGAATAACATACATGTGTCTTTGGCATTAGAGATATTAGACAATGATTTCTTTAATTTTTCTAATAAGTCAACGACTTTTGGTTCTTTGGAAGATAACATAGTGGCTGGAACTTTTGCTACAATGTTTCCTCTTGCATCTTTACTAACTCTGATTCTTTCTTGGCTTTCAATGAATTTCTTTGTATAATATGCAGGAAAACAATTTCTCGTTAGGGCTATTCCTTCATAAGAGCCATCTACATCATCTAATTTACAGTGAAGTAATTTATTATACGGAATAGTATATTTATTTAAGTTATTAGGGTCTTGTTGGACTATCCCATTTATGTTATCATTATTATCAACAATCCATTCATATGTTGTTGAGGCTAATCTTTTAGCTAATTTTTTAAGAACATATCTTCCGTCTTTTTTTCTTTTCTTTAAAACTATTTCAGATAAAGAAAATCCATAAGTAAACATTGAACCCAATGTAAATTTTACAAACTCAGAAAAATCGCCCTCTAAATCTTCAAATAAATTTTCTCTTATGAATTCAGAAGCTTTTCTATCTCGTAATGAATCGCTTCCTTCTTTAACGCTCCATTCTCCTTTAGCACCCAAAATGGTAGTCATTTTATAGTTAGCACCTATAAATGGGTCATTAACGACCATCTCTTTATACCATTTATATTTTTTATCGCCACGCAATAACTCTAAAGTTTCATCATCTATCTTGATATTACCAGAGCCACCATAGGAAAATGATTTTATGCCTATTTCGCCTATTTCTGATATATAATCTTTTTGTTTAGTTGGCATATTTCTTCCTATTAACTAAATACTGAGAATGAAAAATTATTTGCTGCGAATAATAAATCTGAATTTGTTCTTGCTGTTGCCATCAATAATGAAGACAATTCATCTGGAGATTTCTTTAATACTTTTTTTAATTCATCGTTTGATATAACTTGAATTTGATTTTTAGCATTTTTCTTATAGACCATTGCAGCCAATGCTTTTTTTAAATCTTCTGAGAACTTTAATAATATTGGAGGCTTTTCTGAATTTCTTGGGTCGAGCATTTCTCTCAACCTCCACATATTTTCATCTCTCTTACAGTAAAACTGTTTTTTTAAATCTTCTGTTTCTTTAACCTGTTCACTGGTAATTGCGTTTTCGTATCCGCAACCTCCACCAGATTGTATTTTTATAATAGGTAAGTTATAATCAGAAATACATATATCTGCTATTGGATTACCTATTGCATCTCTTTCAATTCTTATTTCTTTTGGCTTATATGTTTCATAAACTTCTTTTATTTTTTCAATCAACGGTCTTGCAGATAAGTTAAATTGTTCTCTGTATATTTCTTTGTTTCCGTTTAATATTGAGATACTTGAGTTATCTGCTCCTAATCCTGCTGCAACGTCAACTCCCATTATTATGTCGCCAACTATATGTTTATCAGGATTATTGTAATTGTTGAAAGATTGAATATACCAATCATAAGGGAATAAAGAAGCGTCATTTTCGTCTGGGAATTCTGCTAAAACCCTTGTCTTGAATTCGTAGTGTTGTGGGTTCATGCCACAAGAGAACAATTCATCATATACTTCAAAGGGATTTACAATATGTGTGCAGAATGGTAATACTATTTTTGCTATTTGTTTATGAAGAGAATCTTGAGCTGGAGTTTTTATTTTTTTATGAGGAAATACTTCTTTTATTTTTACTTCAAGCTCTTCAATTGAGTTTATATTAAGTGGAGCAAAATCAGATATATTGGTTTCTTTATATTTTGTGATAACATATCTGTCAATTTTATTTCGCCAATAAGATTTATCGTTTTCTTCTTTTAAATAATCTTCTAATTTTAAATCTAGTTCTATAAAAACATGTGTCTGGAAAGCAGATATGTGAACTTTGTGATATGTGGAGTTGTTTCCAAATGATTCGTAAAACTGTCCACTTTTTCCATCTGGTAATGTAGTGTTGCCTATCATTACCTGTTTTACTATTGCCCCAGACTTTGTTATTCCTTTAAAATCAGAATAAGCCGTCTCTGTAACGCCTTGTGCTTCATCATAGATAACCAAAACATAAGTTCCATGCTTTCCTGATAGTTGGTTATCTTTTTTGTTAGATGTTACACCTTTTATATAATCTTTTTTTCTATTAGGTAAAGATATTTGAGCTACATTTCTGTCTCCAGATACTTTGCCTACAAATTTTACACCTTCACCAAATTTTTCAGTTATATGTGTGTTTGCTGATTCTATGAATTGACATACTTGAGAAAATATATTGTCTCTTACTTGGTCAAATGATGGAGCTGTAAATATTATTATTACATTCCTATCTGGATTAGGGTCTAAATAACAAAAGAAAAACCAAAGTATTAAAGCTGACAAGATATATGATTTTCCCGAAGAATTGCAAGACCTGATAGATACTTTTTCAAAATCTCTTATCGCATCTATTATCTGTTTTTGGTGGATTGGGAGCTTTATTCCTAACACTTCTTCTAAAAATAAATTAGGGTATTCTCTCCAAACAGGTCTTCTCTCGTAGAAACTTATTAATTCTTTTTGTTTGTCTCTTGACATACATTCTCGATATGTTATAATAAAAATGGAAAAGTGAAGAAGGAATATAATTTAAATATATGTACAAATGATATAATCATTTTATGTACCAGTTTATTCCCTCATTTTCACAAATATTCCAAATAAAATATTTTACCCTCTATTATATATTATAGCATGTTTTTTATAAAAGGTGCTATATATTTTATTTTATTTTTTATTATTTAACTTAAATGCTTTCATAGTGTAGAATTTTTCCATAATTATTTTTTTATTATTTATGGATGAATTTTCAAAATATCTTTTTATGCAATATATTGGGATTGAAAAATCTGTTATATCTAAATTGTTTTTTAATATATATGATTTACATTCGGTACATAATACCACTGTGTTGCTTTGTAAGTATTTTTTATCTGGGTTAATTCTGTGAAGATGTTTGTTTTCATATCTATCTAAATATAATCCACACAAAAAACAATGTCTTGTATTGTTCTTTAGCTTATTCTTCTTACCAGCCACTTCTCTCCTTTACGATATAGTCCTCAATCATATCTTCAACATTTAAATCAGATAATTTATCCATTCTTGTATGTACCCACTTAAAACCATTATTAAATACAATATCAGTAGCTTTGTCTATTTTAAATACTATTCCAGCGTCAGTTATTATAAAGCTTCCAAACCCATTTAAATAAACATTTCTTCCGCTATTTAATTCAGATATTACATATTTTATAAAGGATATAATAGTTTTATCAACCTGTCTTGAATAAATATTGTATTTTTTAGATATGAATTCTTGTATTGATTTACTTGAAGATTTTTGAATATGATTTGAATTATTAGTATTGTTTTCTATTATATTTAAACTTTTATATAACTTTTCTCTTAATTTGTCAGGTATAAATAGATTGTATTCAGCTTTATGTGTATTTATTATGTTAAATCCATTATTATCTTTAGATATTTCTTCTATATATTCTTTATTAATATAAAAGTAATGCTTAAAACCCACTGTTTTATTATCTTTTAAATGCCTCAGTGTTCCCAATAAATACATATAAATTATATATTCTATCAGCGTTCTATCGAATTTAAGCTCAAAATATCTTAATAATGAATAAAAGCAATGCTCTGTTATTTCTTTGGGTATTTCTATTTTATATTGCTGATAATATTTATTCTTGCATAAATGCTTTCTGTGTTTTTTTAAATTCCTTTTATGCCTTGCGTTTAAATATATATATAACTGATTCCTAAGTATTTTAGTATAATCGCCATACGTTTGCTTGATGCACATCTCGTAGAATAGCTTATCGTGGAGCATTGTTTTTTCTCTATTTTTATATGTATCAATCATGTGAGGTAGGTATATTTTACAAAGTTCTGTTATCTCATCATTCCATTTTTGTTTTGTTTTAGAGACCCTGCACATTTTTACTCCTGATATATTTATATAAATCTTTAGAGAATAATTCAGATTCTTTCCATTTTTTCATAGAATAGTTATTTTCAAGATATGATAAAGGTTTTTCTTTTTTAATATCTGCTGTTTTCCAATACTCTGAATTGGGATTATATTTCTTTATAACAAACCACTTAGCTATTTGTTTTTCTATATCATTTATCCAGCTTATATCTGTGTCGGTTAGTTTTTTTAATAAGTTTAATTCATTCTTAGTCAGGGCAATATGCAACACATCGGAACGCCTTTTAAACTTTAATATATATGCTTCTTCTACTTTCAAATATTTTTCATATATCTCTGAGAATTGGTCTTCCAAGTCTTCTCTTTTTATTTTTAATATAAACTTTCCAGTGGATGATAATAGCTCAAATATTTCAGAGGATGGGTTCATAATGTTCATTTCTTTTATTTTTATTATTATTTTATAAGAAAGCATATCATCCTCCAAACACAAAAATATATCTCTATAATATATTATAACATATTTTTTATAAAAATTGTAATACGCAACATATATTGACAAAACAAATTGATAATGCTATATTTATTTATAGGCAAAGATTATTAAACAAAGAGGAGTTTTTAAAATGAGCGAATTGACTTATATTGAACAGCTAGAAGACGAAAACACCGCATTAAAAGAACAGCTTGCTAATAAATGTAAAACTTGTCCTGACTGGGGAATGTCTTTGACGGTACAGGGTCTTGAAGAACAGCTTGCTAAATATGAACAAGACACTCTAAGCCTCGAAGATTATGAACAAGTAATGGATTCAATTAAAACCCCTAAATATAACGAAAAATTGGCTAATGCACTAAAAAGACCGCTGCCTTTTGAAAAAGAAACAACTTGTCCCGACTGTATTAAACTTGAAAAACAACTTGCGGAGGCGGTGAAAGTTATTGAGGATGAAGTCAAAGACCGCTGCAACATGTGCGCTGACCATTTCGGTACTAAATGTAGTGATAGTATTGCTTGCGCATCCAACAAAGAACTGGAAAATACACAACATACTTTAAAAAGGTTTTTACAATCCCTGAAAGGCGGTGAAGAATGAGTAAAGCAATAATAAAATGTCCTTATTGTGGACATGAAATAAAAAATGGTTTTGATTATGGAGAAGATAGCGTTTTGAAAGAATGCGAAGAATTAGAAGATATTGAATGCCCCGTCTGCTTAAAAATATTTGATGCTGTAGTTGATGAAATTATTGCAAAAATAAGCACTTATAAACGGGAGGGCTGTAAAAGTGAATAAATGTCAATATTACGATATAAAGTGTTACCAAGATGATTACAGACTGGCTACTAAAGGTTTATCATACACACCAGTTAATTGTGAATTAAGACCAAACTGCTATTATAAACAACTCCAAAAAGCAAAAGCAGAAATATCTATCCAGAAAAAAACAGGAGAATTTTGCCAAGATTGCAAAACAGCAGAGCAATATGAAACCATAACCGCCGAGCGTGATAGATATAAAAAGGCTTTGGAAAAAGTTAAAAATTTGCTAAATAATTTTAATAATATGGATTTAGACCCAGCTATTTATAATGCTAATGAAGCATTTAACATAGCAAAACAATCTTTGGAGGAGGTTAAGGAATAATGAATTATGTTCAAGACAACAGAATATTAACAGTTGAAAAGATACATGAAGTACTTTTGGCTCATATCTACGAAAATGAAAACAATACACCTGTCGTATTAATGCATCCTGACCTTTCACCGCTTATGGAGCAGTTTAAAGAAGTTGCAAAAGAACCAGATAAACAACTCCAAACTATAACAGCCAAGTCCGAGCGATATGAGAAAGCTTTTAATGACATAGGAGAAATAAATAAATCTAAATGTAAGGCTAAGTTTAAATGTGATGTATATGCAGAACCTAACAGCTTAGATTGTTATGAATGTTTCTTTAGGTCTGCTCAGGACATAGCTAAACAAGCATTACAGGAGAATAAAAGATGAGAAGTGAATCAGAGATAAAAGAAAAAATAGAAGAAATTAATTATTTTTTAAAAGAAATCGTGCCAAATGACTATAATTCTGTTGATAGGATGCAAAGAGACGATGCAGAGTCTTTTAAAAGGGCTTTAATTTATGTACTTAACGAACAAAAAGAGGAGCAAGAATAAAGATGAAATTAGATACAAAAATAAAAGTAAAAGATTTAAACCCTGAATTTGAAATAAATGTTAAAAAAATTATGGAAATATTTAAGGTTGATGAGTTAAAGGCTGCAAAACTTTGGCTTGATATGAAAATAGCAGAAAAAGAAGTAGTGCTTGGAGGTCAGGCTTTGGTTAAAACATTCTTTTATCTGTTTGCAACTATTTTATGTATTAAATTTATTTTTAATTAAGGAGCAAGCCAATGCCAGAAAATAAAACATTAACTATTGAGCAGATACGGGAAATAGTTTTTAAAACATTAAGAAATGACTTATTTCAAAATTATACATGCCGCCTTTATAATCAGAGTTTTAAAATTTGCGGAATAAAAAACACAAGGGATTGTCGAGAATGCCTTATGAAAGAATTTGAAAGGGCTGCTAATGATAAATAAAATGTATGAATATTTTGGAGTTGAGCCTAAATATTTCGCAATAAAGTTTGAACAAAACGAATATGGACATAATAAAGCTGAAAAATTATCTAAAGAAGATTATGAATTAGTTTCAAATTCAGACTTGAAAAGTTTTTACAAGGAACTAAAAGAAATAAAACCTGACTTCACCCCAGATAAAGCTTGGAAGCTTGAGGAAATGATTTTAAGGAATTATGTAAATATTAACTATTCTGTTGATACAGGTGATGATAACTATTATGTTCCAGAAAAGTATTGTTTACAGGTTGAATATATGGAAGATTCTTATACTTATAAAGCTTATGGTAATACCCGCCTCGAAGCCCTCGCCTCTCTAATCCCCAAAATTGACTGGACAGAGCAGGAAAAAGAACAGATAAAAGCAATTTTAGAGAAATAAATAAAATTAGTGAAAAAGTTAATTTATTTAGAAGGATAATTAATTATGAAATATGCTTTTGGAGACATAGTTATTGTAGAAGATAACCTAATAGGTGTAATTGTAAAAAGTTGGAGCAAAAGCAATTTAGGAACTCCAGTCCACCACGAAGTTTATGTCAGAAGTTTTAATTGCATAAAAGAATACAAAGAAGATGAAATTCGCAGATATCTAGTAAGACATAAAGAACTTGACGATGATGAAATTTACTACCAAGAGTGTTGTGAAAATTCTTAATAAGAGAATGGAGAAAAAATGCCAATATATACATACAAGTGCGATAACTGCGATAAAGAGTTTGAGGCAATAAAGTCAATTGCCAATAATGAAACAACATATTGTTCGTGTTCCAATTTAGCAAATAGGGTTTATAAATATGGAACATGTTTAATCAAAGGCAAAGATTTCTATCAAGCAAAGAAAGTGAGATGATGATGAAAGACAACAAAGAAATCAAAAAGAAGAAACTAACAAGAACAGAGATGGAGACAACAATCAATTACAATGATTTATCAGACAATGCAGATATTTATACACATAATCCTGCGTTGATAAGGAAGCTGAATATATGTTGTGAGAAACATCCTGAATCATTCAAGATGATAAAGTACGATGCTGAATTTGGAAGTTATTGCTATGTTGTTCCAAAGAAATATATCAAGGTGAATGCTCCGAGAAAAGGCATGACGGAAGAACAGAAAGAAGCTGTTTCAGAAAGATTTAAAAAGTTGAGAGAAGCAGAAGATAATATGTTATAAATTGATAGTAATTCAGGCAAGAAAAATATGTTAAATTTTGTTTTGATACAAATATACCTAAATGAGATGCAATATCTTTTTTTTATCCTGAGTTAGTTGATAAAAAAGTCTGAGAATTGATTCAAACTTATATTCGTTTTATGCAGATTATCTGCTTAGAAATTTTATCAGTTTGAATCTTTTATTTTGCATATATGATATTTATAATTGGTAACATATAAAATATATTATATTTATTAGAATTATTCTAATTAGACTAAATATTAACTTATATCTATTAACTAAATACAATAACTTATTACTTAACTTACTACTAACTTAATACTAATTAACTAAATTATATAACTTACTACAATTTAACTTACTCCAATTAACTTATATCTAATTAGAATAATACATTAACTTATTACTAAACTAAATACATAACTAAATACTTAATTAGAATAATACATTAACTTATAACATAATTAACTTACTACTTATTAACTGACTACAATATAACTTAATACATATTAACTAAATACAATAACTTATATCTTAACTTACTACATAGAATAATACATAACTTACTACTAACTAAATACTTATTAGACTAATATATTAACTTAATACTAATTAGAATAACACTATAAAGTGTTATATATAAATGTTACCTATATAGGTAACATATAATTATAGCATGTTTTTAGAAAAAGTTCCTAAAATAAATAATTAATTTTTCCAACTTTATATTTTAGTCTAAATTAACTAAAATTTTTTTCATGCAAATTTTGGGATAAATATGTGGGGAGTACCATGCTAACATCAATTTAACTAATAACATTTATAGGGGAGGGGATAACCTCCTTTACATATGTTATATTAATTAGATTTATACTAGTATGAACTTGGCATGCTCATGCAGTTACGACTGCATGCTTAAAATTTTACTGGAGTAAATAATAATAATTTTAGTTAAATATTTTAGTTATTATTTTAAAGTTATTTGTTTAACCATGCCGGCATGGTTATATCGTTATAAGTTAACAATAGTCTAATAATTAACATGCCTGTATCAAGTAACTATATCTATTAGAAATAGTCCGATAATAATTATTATGTAATTAGTTAAGTTATAAGTTTAATGTATAACCATTTAAACTTGATGCTATAGGCTTTATATTAAACTTATTACTTAACTTATATCTGATATAAGTTTAATATAAAATTTTGCTTAGCTCTTACGGCTGCAAAATTATAATTATTAAATTGAACTAAAAACAATTAGAATTATATGAGCATGCTCATGCGGTAATTACCGCATACCACGCACTATAAAAAGATTACAAGGTAATCAATATATAAATGCGTAACATGTAATGTAAAGATTTTATAAATATTATTCATTATATTTTACACTATATGAGCATGCTTATTGTACTTATTACTTATTAGAGTTATATACATACAGTTCATGTATGTGTAATTATTTGTAACATTTTGTTACATTACTTAATATATAATTCATAGGCTAAGTTATGTTAGTATACATTTTGTAGATTAGTCTAACGACTAATAATTTATTTGTATACTAAACTTTAGACTTAGACTAAAAGACTTACTCCTCATGGGTAATTGACTAATGATTTAAATTTGTGGTACTCCTCAGTTTTGTAAAATACAATCTGCAAAGGATTGCATATAAAGTTTTACAGACACCACCCCGTTGTAACTTACTGCAATTAAAACTGTTAAGAGGCTCATGCTATCGCAATTGCATGCAATTGTAATATATAACTTACTATAAACTATACAAGTTAAACCTAAGGTATATAGCAAAGCCATAGACAGCTTTAAATATATTAGTATATAATCCTATTCAAAAGCATTCAAAGTTCACACAGTCCATGTGTGATAGTAAGTTTTTTAATATATATCTAGCTATACAGCTTTATTATAATTCTTATAATCAAGTTAAACACAGTCCATGTGTGGTTAGTTATATTGGTAAATTGGTATTGATATACCAATATAAATATATAAAAAAGAGATAGTTTAAACTATCTCTGAAAATTATCATGCGTTACTAATTACTTAAGACTAATAAATCTATCTTTTTTAATATTCTTATAAATTCTTATAACTTGTAAATCTTTGGTTAGATGGTTATAGACTAATTTAATTTTATTATTTTCAAGATGTGTCCATGATAATCGTCTATATTTCATAAAATTATCATTATTGTTTTTATTTTCAATATTTAAAAATATAGCTCTCAATCTTTTTTTTTGTTAGTTAATTTTATGTAAGTTTTTTAAATTAACAAAATATAAAATATTATTACTTGGCATAAATCGTTTATACATTTTAATTACTCCTTTCGCTAATTTTATCTAACACAATTATTATTTTTCTAATTCTTCTAAACTTTCAATATTTAAATTAAATTCTTTGTTGATTGCCTCGATTAATTTTGATTGATTAAAATATTTATCATCAAAAGCATGACCGTTTGAATAGAAATACTCACGGCAATAATCATATATATCCATGTTTATATCTTTATTTTCATTCTCAAAGTAAAAATCTAAAAAACATCCCATATAATGTTCATTATCCTGCAAGTTTTCTTTATTTAAATAATTTAACCAGTCATTATGATTATTAGAATAAGAAGAAACAAAACCACTGCATGAAGTATATCTGTCTTCAATAAATATTTTAAACTTATCAATATTTTTATGAATATAATCGTTTAAAAGGTCTATAAATTCAAAAGTGAATAAAACTTTAATATTTATTGAATCAGTATGAAAATTATATTCTTTTGGACTATATAAACTTTGAAATTTAAATTTAATACATAATTTTTCACTTTTGAAATAATCATTATAGAAGTCGATAACTTTTTTTGATATCTGCAAATAAAAATATTTATAGTCAACATGTTCCCATGCTTCATTATTTATAAATTCCAATATCTTGTCATCAACACTACTAGAATCATTAAATAAATAATTATCCTCAATTATATCATCGGTTAAACTGTCAAGTAATGTTTCATAAAACCCCTCAAAACATGGGCAATATGTTTCTACTTTTATTAAATCAGCTTTTTTAATCATTTTATTTTACTCCCTTGTTATCTAAAATACATTTTAAGCCTGTTAAATTACTTCCTATTGTCTTTAAAATTGATTATAAATCATATTCCAGTAAATTATCTATATTATTTTTAAACTTATTTAAGATTCTTTTTTCTTGACCTGTTAAACTAACAAGGTCTAAAGCACTATATGGAATATTAACATCATTAAAAATTATTTTATTATTCCATGCATTCTTTTTATATTGTTCTTTGCTTGTATAATGTTTAACGCTGATATATTGTTTATCTTGGTTATTTACCCATGATACTAATTTATTGATATAAAAAACATAAAATTGTTTATTAATTTTTATATAGAATAATTCAACGGGTATATAACCTTGTTGATTATCTATTTTTTTAATAACTTCTTTATTCACTTTCATAAATTTTAATTACTCCTATTATCTAAACCACACATGGACTGTGTTATACTAAACTATTCTTTTTTTGCTTTTTGATTAATAAATCAATAATCACAGATTGATTAAGATTATTATACTCTGTCAATTCCTCTAGTCTTTTTATAGCCTGCAAACTTAGATAAATACATCTAACCTTCTTCTTTGCCTGTAATTTTTCTATATTGGTCATGTTTATACCTCTTATTAATTACAATACTGATAAATTTTATTATTTTCATTGCTACAAAATATTTGATGATTAGTTTTTATAAATCCTAGCTGTAAAGCAAATACAAAGGCAATGCAAAGGACTATAAAGATATTTATTAGTGTTTGATTCAT